AGGCGGGAAAAGATCTCTTGTATCGGGCGGAGGTTCAACAGCCACGCGGCAGTTGCAAACCTGATCCGAGAAACAAGAGAAAAAAGACAATCAGCAACGGTCCCTTCTGGTTCTTTCCAGAGATTAGTACCGAGAAACCCGAAATCAAGACGAGGTACGAAAAGCCGACGGCGGAAATCGAAAGTCATCGAATTCAAGTCGCCCCAGCGTTTACTCCTCATGGTCTTTTTCAGGTTGATCACGAAACCTATCTCTTTGGTTTCAAGAACCCACTGATTGAACAATCTATCTGATCCCGCAAAAAACAGATCATCACCGTTGACCATCGCAGGTCTATAGGTAGGGCCACAGTCTTCGACTTTCTGGCGAGCTCTGTCTAGACATATCTTGTTTAGCAGACAAAGCACCACGAAAGAGACAAGGTTGCCCATCATAGATCCCCGTACGATGTTATGATCCGTCTCCTCACCTTCCTTTCCCCATTTGACATAAGAGTGTTGAAAAGTGTCTAATAACACCTTTCTACGGCGTGCTGGTAACGCCTCTCCAAGGACTTCAACCACAGCGAAGACAGCATCTTTATTTAAATTGTCAGTTGATGCTTCGAAATCACCGGAGTTAAAAGTTTCCCCTTCAAGACGATCAGAAGCTACAGCGGCAAATTGCTCAGCAGTAGGGTCTCCTCGAACAAGCCAAGGTTGCCTTGCCAGATGGTTATAGGCGGCCTCATGTACAGGCCTAAGAATACGCTTTGCACGCGCACTCTGCATTGTCACCACCCTCGTTTTTGACTTCTTCTTGGCAGTCCCTATGCGACAATAAGTTGTGGGCCCTTCACGAGGACACTCCTCCATTCTACTGTCTTCTTGCCAACTCGTGTGATGATAGTCACGCTCAAGACGGCCGTCTTCTCCTAGCTTAACGCCATGCTTGAAGACTTTGCCCTCTTTCCTGCTATCCCACGGACGTAGAACCGAAAGTGTCCCTCCACAACCTCGCTCTAGCTCAGCGCATCCCTTCTGATCTGGGACATACGCGACGCCAACACTCTTTTCCTTCCACCACCTCGTGCCCATATAGTGCCGAGCGCGTGATTTGATGTCCTCAAGAACAGCCCGATCAGTAAACTGAGGACTGAATAAGGCCCTGCGCGCCCATTCCTCCCGAGCTTTCATGCCTGCCTTTACATCACAAGGTTTACAAGGCTCATCGAAAAGCGTCTTCGTGCCTTTGAAAGCGGCAACGAGACGGAATTTCCTCTCATCTTGTTTCACCTTGGTCAGCTGGCTGGCCGTCCACTCACTCCATTGCTCCCGCAGGGTTTGGCAACTACATCCGCTTGCGCTGAAGGTCTCTGTTAAGAGTCCCTCACGCCTTAGGATCTCGGTTGCCAAGCGCAAGGACTTGACCGTGCGTTGTGCAGATAAGCACACGCGGCAGGAACTTGTCGGGCCCGTATGTTTTTTGTTCATAGTCGGGTCACAAGTTGGCTGCGACGGGTTCACCTAGTTTAAAAGCT